ACTTGTTATTTATTCTATGAAAATGGAGTTGTTGAAGTTAAAAAAGATACTCAAAAATTAAAACCTTATAGCGATTTTGGTTTAAGTATATGGAAGGACCAGGTTATAAAAAGAGATTATATAGAAAGTGATCATCATCAAAGTAAGTATAGGGAATTTATTTGGAAAATATCAGGTGAAAATGTAGATCGTTATAATACTTTTCAAACTGTTATTGGTTATTTAGTTCACTCATATAAATCAAAAAGTGAAAATAAAGCTATTGTTTTAAACGATGAGATGATAAGTGATGAGCCAAACGGAAGGAGTGGAAAAGGTTTGTTTTGGAATGCAATTAAACAACTAAAAAAAGTTCAATCTATAGACGGTAAAAAGTTTTCATTTAACGATCCTTTTCCTTATCAAGGAATAAAAACAGATTGTCAAGTTTTAGTATTTGATGATGTTAAACCAAACTTTCAATTTATAAATCTTTTTTCTGTAATTACTGAGGGTATAGAAATAACTTACAAAGGAAAAGATACTATTAAATTGCCAGTTGAGGATAGCCCAAAAATATTAATTACTACTAATTATGTTTTAAAAGGTACAGGAGGTTCGCACGATGCTAGAAAGTTTGAGGTTGAATTAAGTTCGTTTTTTAATGCAAATTATACTCCTAAAGACTATTTTAAACATATGTTTTTTGATGATTGGGACGCAGAAGAATACGCTCGTTTTGATTGTTATATGATTGAATGTTTAAAAAAGTATCTTAAAAATGGTTTAATGTCATATGAAAGTATTTCTTTACCATTTAAGAAATTAGAAGTTGAGATAACTAAAGAATTAATCGATTGCATTAATCAAATTAAATCAGATGAATGGATTGAGTCAACTTGGTTTTATACTTTTTATGAAAATCAATTAGTAAATAAATTTGATCGTAATAAATTATCTAAAAATAAAGTTACAAGTTCAATAAAAAAGTATTGTGATTTTTTTAATTATCAATATGAAACAGTTTCTCCTGGTGGAGTTAAAAAGTTTAAAATAATCAAAACCAAAGTAGATCCAAAAACATTGGATATTTGGGATAAAATTCAACAAGATGCAGGAATTAACTAGACCAAAAGGAGTAATATTAAACACTCCATTTATTTCGATTAAAAAAGAATTAGTAAATCAAAATATTACTTTATCAAAAGATGAGATAATAAATTATAATTTACGTTCAGAAATTGATGTTAACGTAGCTTTTCATTATTTAAAGAATTTAGCGTTTAGAACCGAAGCTACTATCTTAAATCAGGAAGCTAAAGGATTAGATACAAAGCTATCGGAAAACACTTTAAAACGATTGTTATTTATTCAATATCAATTTACTGAACTAGATATACAAATTCAAACATTAAAGCGAGATAATTTATTATTAGAAGAAAAATTAAACTATTTTAAAACACAATTCAAATGAATTTACGAGATTATCAAATAGAAATATCAGAAAAAAGTGTTAAAATATTACGATCTAAAATGATTGTTTATATTAGTTCAGAAGTTCGTACAGGCAAAACTTTAATGGCTTTAAATACAGCTAAATTATATGGAGCAAAGAAAGTATTATTTTTAACTAAAAAGAAAGCTATTGAAAGTATTTTAAATGATTATAATAATTTTGGATATGTAAATAATTTTGAAATAGTTGTTATAAATAATGAATCTATGAGTAAAGCAATAGGTACATTTGATTTAATAATTCACGATGAAAGCCATAGGTTTGGTAGTTTTCCAAAACCAAGTAAAGGAGCTAAAGAATTTAAACAAAGATTTTCAAATTTACCTATCATTTTATTGTCCGGAACACCGACACCCGAAAATTATTCTCAAATATTTCACCAATTTTGGATTAGTAAACATTCACCATTTGGAAATTTTAATTTTTATCAATGGGCAAAAACTTATGTTAATGTTAAACAAAAACATTTAGGGTATGGAATAGTTAATGATTATACTGATGCAAAGCAAGAGTTAATTAAACATATTTTAGATAGTTATTTTGTTACATTTACTCAAAAAGAAGCTGGATTTACAAGTGAAGTAAAAGAAAAGGTTTTATATTGTGAAATGAAACCAATAACTTATAACTTAATTAAACAACTTAAAAAAGATTTAGTTATTGAGGGAACAAATGAAGTTATTTTAGCTGATACGGCGGTTAAATTAATGAGTAAATGCCATCAATTGTATAGTGGAACTATTAAATTTGAAAGTGGTAACAGAAAAGTTATTGATAATAGCAAAGCATTATTTATTCAAGATAAATTTAAAGAAAAAATAGCTATATTCTATAAATTTCAAGCTGAATTGGAAGCATTACAGGATGTTTTTAAAGACAATTTAACTACTAATTTAGATGAGTTTAATTCTACTAATAAAAATATTGCTTTACAAATCGTTTCAGGTCGTGAAGGTATATCTTTAAAGGAAGCTAAATATTTAGTTTATTATAATATGGATTTTTCAGCTACTTCTTACTTTCAGTCAAAAGATAGGCTCACCACTAAAGATAGATTAAGTAATGAAATATTTTATATTTTTGCTCGTGGTGGAATAGAAGATAGTATTTACAAATCAGTTAAGAATAAAAAGAATTTTACAACTTCATATTTTACTAAAAATTGTTTATAATGGCAAGCAAACTACAAACAAAAGTTATTAAAGACTTAGAGAAACAAGGGTATTTTGTAATAAATTTAACACGTACAAACAAAAATGGTATTTCAGATTTGCTGGCATTAAAGGAAAATGAGAAACCTTTATTCATAGAATGTAAAGAAAAAACTGATACTGTTAAACCTTTGCAATTATTCAGAGGTAAAGAAGTTACAAAATATGGTTGTGAATTTATGATTATTAAAGATAAATAGTTATATTCGCACAACAAAACTAAATAGATATGAAAGAACAAATAACATTAGGTGGTTGCAACTACATTTATATTCAAGAAAATAATGAATTTCAATTATTTTACGATGAAAAAGATACTTCCTGGAGAGAAGATTTAAGCGGTAAATTAGCAACTAAAATAATTGATACAGGAAATGATTTAAAGATTATTCAAGAAAAAAAGAATAGGTTAGATTATTCTGAAGCAAGTGAAATAAAATTTTTACTAAATAAAATATTAAGATGAAAAATATAAAACAGAAAGTATTAGAATGGGCAAACGAAAGGGACCTTTTACACAACGAAAACGCTTTAAAACAATATAGCAAGCTCCAGGAAGAAAGTAATGAGTTATTAATTGGAATATTGAATAAAGATCCGTACGAAATTATAGATGCCCTAGGGGACATACAAATCGTATTAATAATTTTAGCGAACCAATTGGGTTTTGATATAGACGAATGTCTAAAGTCAGCTTATGAAGAAATAAAAAACAGAACAGGACAAACAATTAACGGAAATTTTATAAAGGATTAATGGAAAATTGGAGTGAAAATATAGACAAACTAATTGAAAGTGAAATGAAAAAAGTAGCTCAAAATATAGATGATAATGTAGAAGCTAATATTATTTATCGTTTCTTTAGATGGTTTCAATTACACGGTGAGAAACATATAGATAAGTCAATCGAAACAATGATACAAATTTATTTAAACGAAAAGAAATGAATATAATAGCAGAATCAAAAACAACAGATTTAATCGTTCAGGTTAATTATAAAGATGATCATATAATTAAAGGACAAGTGCTTGTAGGGGATAAATATAATGATATAGGTAAAATTGATTATTGGTCCACAAGTTCATTTAATATATCTACTAATGATAAAAAGCCTTTGCATTACGATAATTCAAATGGTAGTTTATACCAGTTTGCAGAACAACAAAATCTTAATTCATACGAATTTGATATTATAAAAAGAATTATTAGATGCAGAAAAAAAGGTAACTTTAAAGAAGATCTAGAAAAAACTAAATTTCTTATTGATTTATATTTGAACGAAAATAAAGATTTATGTTAATAGATGCAATATTAGATTTACCAAATAGATATAGAATAATAACAAAGTATGGTAAAATTGAGAACCTTCATAAAACTACAAATGAATGGTATAAGTCTGAAGGTAGCAGTGTATTTATGCACGAATTCGTTATTTACATAGTTCGTGAGTATTCACAATTTAAAACCTACAAATGACAGCTGAAGTATTCCAATGGATTGAAATAGTAGTCTACGAGAATATAAGATGTAAAAAATATTATTATCTTTATGAAAGATTATGTTACAACTAGAGAAATTAGAGGAATATTGTAAGATTAGGAATGTCAAAGCTACTTTTGTAGATGGTATTCTAATAGACCCTTTGCCAGTCGTTAAGTCAAATTATAGAGTACGTAAAGAACCTTACTTCATTAATTTGGCCGTTACTAGATACGGTTGTCCGACAGTTATTGATGCTATGTTTAATAAACAAATGACCTTAATATTATAATTGAACTCAATTTTTTTCAATTATGGAAGATAAAAGAAAATTAAATGGTGGCCACTCAAATGGTGGTCGTAAAAGTAAAGCAGAAGAGCAAAATCTAATTGAGAAACTTTCTCCTTTGGAAGAACAAGCATTTATAAAACTTTCAGAAGCTATCGATGGTGGT